AAAACATCTGTGACCACGGCACCACTTCCCGCTCCATCTAAAGAAACAACTTTTGTATCTCCATTTGGAATAGTAACTGCTGCACCACCACCAGATCCTTGTTTTATAAGTATGTTTTGCGATCCACTTGTTCCATTTTTAATTATATGAACTCGTTTCAAAGTGTCTGGACCAATAGTAATCGTACAAGCTGAATCTAACGTCCCAGTGTATATTATATATATTGCTCTTCCTGCATCACTAGACGCATCTGCCACTGTTGTTGCATGAGTATCAGCATTTGTTGTAATAGCTTCTGTACCAAATCCTAACGCTTCACCTACAAGTTCTAAATTAGTATTGGTTTTTGTCCCCCACTGTCCCGACTGTTCGCCAGTGTTCATCTCTTCGAGTCTTAAATTATTTACAAATGTACTTGCCATTATGCCACCTCTCGCCAGTTAGCTGTTTGATCTGGAACTATTAAGCTATATACTAATTCTTCTCCCGTACTACCAATAGCACCAAGTCCAATTAAAGATACCACACATTGTGGCACTATGACAACATCAGATTGAGAGATTTGTAAACCTGCTAGTGTAACACCCACTACTACTGTTGCTGTAACGCTCACATTTCCTAAAGCTGTTGTACCAATAACAGTAGTTACTGGCGCTCCAGTTGTTGCTAAAATATTAGGTATTGCAGGAGTGTTAGCCGTTGCTCCCATATAAGCATGATTGCTACATTGATAAAATAATGTTGGAGCAGCATCTGCTACTGTTATTTGAGTGTAAGCACCCGCCTGACCTGGAGTTCCATTAGTAGTTACTCCAGTAGTATAAGCCGTGCCTTTAGCTGCATCTAAATAAAATCTAAGTGGATGTCCATCATTACTGCTATCGCTCTGGTCAAACTTATATGTATTGCCTTCATATAAAGTTAAGACAACATCTCCTGATGCCGTTGATCCATCAATGGCATACTTGTTAGTAGATCCCTGATTGTAATATGGATGATTTGAAGGATTGCCAGAAACAACAGTAACAGCATAGGTAACTGTACCAGCACCTGTTTGACTTATGGCGGTTGTTGCAGATACACCCGTAGCATTTACAAAAATACCTGGTATTCCACTTGGAGTTCCTACGGAAGTTGTTCCTACTACTCCAGTAACAACAACATTAATTTCTTCATTCCAAGGACCTTGACCCCATGTACCTCTACCCCAACCTTGTAGGGAAGACATTTAGGCTATCCTTATAATCGCATTACTTGCATCAGCAGTTGGAAACTGAACTGTAAATGTTCCAGATGTTGACGTTTTATTAGATGTAAAATCTAAAACACAAACCCACTATTACCTACTTGTGTCATTATATATTAATGCACCCATAGCCGTAATTGATGCAGTTGTGAAACTTATATCTGCAAAATCTGTAATTCCAGTTGTTCCAGCATTAGTTGGAGCTACTTTAGTTAGTTCGCCACCACCAGCGGTATAACTACCACTATTTGCAACTTCTCCAGTTGTTGTGTATGCTGTTGTTGCCGCACCTAATGTTGCAGTAGTAGAAGATTTACCTCCACTACCTTCTGCATATAACGCTAATCTAAAAGTATTACCATTAGTTGCAAAGTTGTGTGTGCCTAACATTAATTCTTTTTTAAATGTGGTACACATTGCTTGTGCTATTGCCATATTATAATCTCCTTATATATTCAGCCATTTCTTTATGACCACTTGATTCTAGAACTTGAATTATACTACCACGCTCTTCACTTCTTGCCAAGAGTAGATAATAATACATGACTTTTTTAAGATGTTCTCTAAATTGATTGGCTTGTTGCCTTATGTGTGCTGGAGCTTCGTCAGATATACTAACAATCTTATCCACCGCTAAATCAGCAATTTGTTCATTTGTTAAACCTCCTTTGTCAGAAGTCATAATATTAACACTTCCAGCTTGTGATACTCCTACATTAAACATTTTTATTCCTCATAAGTTACTCCCGCTATATCTTTTCTGCCCACTATATTAGGCTTTTCTTCTATTGGATTTGGTGGTTCTAATTTAGACTTTCTTGTAATTAACATACTACCTTGTGTTACTGTTGAAATCATAGGGTCATCTAATCTGTGGTAGCCATACAGTTTTTCATCATCTGGAACATTAGTATCTAATAAAGAAGAGTTGTGTGCTACATGAATTTTTATGCCTTTTGTAGTGGCTATAGCTAACCAAAACTCACAACAAGCTCTTCCAGCTTCAGCAAAACCTACATTTTTATGAGTAAAATCAATGCCATATAAATGAATATCAGACACCTCTTTAGCCACAGCATAAGCAAGAGCATAAGACACAGTATTGTTTAAATAGGCATATTTAGTTTTTTCAAGAACTTCTTGTAAAGGAAATTCAACAACATCTGGACATCTTTTATCCATAACACATGAAATTATAGGTATGTTGAGTTTTTTCTCTAACCTTTCTTTCATAATATTTGTTTGTTTACCTGCAAACTTTTGATCTAAAAAACGAGAAGGCGGGTCCATCATAAAACATTTATCATGGTAAATTACACCAGACATTGAGTTTATCGCCCAAACTTCGTCAAAATGCTCACTTCTAATTTTTGCTAATATATATTCTGAAAAGCTATTACCTAGACCGACAATAGCGATACTTTTGTTTCTCATTTCTCTACCTTTTATTGTTTTGGAACTTTAACCAAACCCTCCCTATAAGCGTCTGTGTTTTCTAAAGCCTCTCCATATATCTTCAATCGGCTGATGGCTTCTGTAAATCTTGCAGTATAAAGTTGTAATAAATCTGTTTCGCCTTTCATAAAAGTATAGGCTTCGACTAAACAAGCATAAAGCAAAGCATCAGAAGCATTTTCACTTATCCATGTTGTTCCACTGTCATCAGTTGTTAATGAAGCAGGTCTATAATAATAATGCAACTCAACTGAATAACTAGAATCTGGTGTCGGTGCAACAATAAATGTACTTACGTCAAATGAAGAATAAAATCTTGGGCTTCCTGTAGTGCTTGGATTAGGATTAAATTCTTGTATATAGTTCACATCTTTTTGCAATAAAAAAACATTTTGACTACTTGAATTAACGTAAGACAAAGAAAATGTTGATAAATAATCTGATGGTTTTTCTAAAAATTTATTTCCACTAGTCATTCCGCCAGTAACATTTTTTCTAAAATAATCTAAGTCAACTACTTTAAATATTCTTTCTTCTGCATTTTTTATAAAAAAAGGTATTTCTGCGACAAATGTAGATTCATCATTTTCTGTCCATTCTTGAATTGATGCAGTTAAAGTTGTTAAAGTAAAACTCATGTTACACTCACTGTTACCGTACCTACACTTGCAGTAGCACTAAAAGATGTTAATAAACTTCCTAAATTTCCTAAACCTTGATTAGTGTAAACTATAAAAGCCTTATTGTCATCTTTAACGTCTGGTCTAGCATTTCTTATAGCTTCTGGATCTGCTGAAACTCTTGGAGGAGTTAATTGAGGATGTTTTTCTTCATATTCATCTTTGCCAACTAAAGAACCATTCCATTCTTTACGCATGTCTTTAATTCTGTACCTAAATCCAGAACGATCTGATAGACCAAAAGCATGTTTACCAGATGCAAAAGATCCCATTATCCTACCCTATAAAAACTTAACTGAGGCGTTACAGTAAATGAAGACCTGTCTCTATCTTCACCCATAGCTCTTTCAAACTCTTCTTCATAAACACTTTTCAATAATTGTATTCTGTCTGGCGCTCTCTTCATAGCAATATAATATGCAAGTCCAGCCGTTAAACAAGGATAAAATCTAAATGGTATTTCCATTGTGTTTGTCACACCATCAGCATCTTGTATTCTAGTCAAAGCATCATATACAATTGTGTCTGTACTGTTTTCTGGTGCGGGCCAAATCTTTAAATTAGGTGTTATTTGTCTATCTAAAAAAAACTGTGTTGGTCTACCTGTTGTTGTTTTGGTTGGTATCGCTAAATAATTATCTCTACTTATACGAGTCATACTAAAATCGGTTGTACTTCTTCTTACGACTGCTGAAAGTATGTCAATCACATCTGTTTCTAAAGAATAATCTGAATCGTTAGCAGTTAAGGTTTGAGTTCTTTGTTCTATAGTCCATTGATTTAATCCTCTGTTAGCCCATTCTGCTAACATAATATTCATAGACCTTTTGGCAGTTTGAAGATCATAGCCAGTACGAGCTTCTAACCCACATCTTTCAAATGCTTCTTCAATATATTCGGCTACGTCTATTTCAAAGTTTGTAGAGCTAGATGTTGTCATTTCTTTTTTCTCCTAAGAGATTTAACTCTTCTCGGTTTACCTGCTGGTTGTCCTATTCTATTCTTCTGACTTATTCTACTTCTT